CGCAACGCCAGAGAGGGTGATTGAGAGTGGCGAACTTCCCCAGCGGACGCCGACAGGCCGACGCCTGGACCGACCTCGACCTCGAGCTGCTGCTCTTCGGTGCCAAGCGCTGTCCGCTCTGCGGCCGCGAGCTGCCGGCCTCGACGGACTTCTACGGCCGCGACCGCACCACGCGCGACGGCCTGACGCGGCTATGCAGCGAGTGCCGCTCGCGCGAGGACCGGCGGCGCTACCGTAGTGCTAAGTCCAGTGCGAAACTGACAGCGAATCGCACGCTCAGGCTCGCGCCGTCTGCGATGCAGCCGAGACGGAATAGTGGCGCTTTGCAGGTAGAATCGGCGCGGCCAGCAGGTGCGTCATGTGATTCGTTCACGGATGCCACGAGCTCAGACTTCCGCCGCAGAAAGCCGTGATATGCAGCTACTTCGTCTTACGATGAGAATCGAGCCGGGAGAGCTCAGTGCTATCCCAGTGCGAAACCTGCGCCGCCGCCGACCCTGCCGCGCTGCGCGCCGCCGGAGCTGTGGCGTGGACACCTATCTCGTGGACTCGCTGCACGACTTCGTGGCGCTCGCGAACTACGCGAGGACCGGGAGGCCACGACGGCAGTTGCGCACCGTCCTGGGCGAGCACAACGACACGACGACGACTGGAGGCGATGCTGCGTGACCCCGGCTACTGCCACAGCTGCCGCTACCCGTTCCGTCTGCGCGGGCGGCTGCGGTACGGTCCTCTCGCGCTACAACACGGACCGGGACGGACTATGCGCCCTCTGCCGCCGGAAGGCGGAAACGGAGCCAGCTGCCGAGCCGACCGCCGAGGGTGTGGACCTGGACAAGCTGGTGGCCGGTATCCTGCTAATCCACGACGCGCTGCACCCCGGGGAGCTGGTGAACATCAGTCTGGAGGTAGCGGCGCTTGGCGTCGGGGCGGACTGCTGGAGCGTGGGGCGCTCCATCCGTCACATCGCTCGCCGCCACGGCATCATCGCCCGCGGAGAGCGGGGCAAACCCGGCTACGCGGTAGAGCGGTGGGAGCGCCGCTACCAGCCGGTGCTGGCGTTCGGCGGCGGCATCATGGACCGGGACGAGGAGTCCGGGAAGTACCGCGGGCGGTGGCGCGGGAGGACGAGCAGCCCGCGCCGAGCACCAACCGGAGCGGCTACAAGGGCGTCTGCTGGCACAAGGTGAAGGGCAAGTGGTCGGCCAACATCGCGAAGGACGGCCGCAAGTATCACCTCGGCTACTTCGACGATGCGTTCGTGGCCGCGCTCGTCTACGATGCCGCAGCGCGGGAGCTGCACGGGGCCGCCACGATTTGCAGGTGCTTTACAAGGACCGTCCTTCGGGGCGGTCCTTCTTGTTGCCGTGTTTGTTGCCCAAGTGTACAGACTCAGGCTCGACAAATGCCTCAATGGACAACATGGTAAGCGTGGTAAACGGCGCGAATAGGGGTATGCTGTACCCAGACAGTAGAAACCGACCCAGGGAGGGGCCATGACCAGCAAGCAGCGGAGATTCGAGAGGACCGAAGGCTACGTCAGGGTTCTGGCCGAGCACGACGCCATCGAGCGCGACCAGCCGCGCGGGGACTCCGGCATCATCTGGAGCGCTGAGCGTCACCACGGGGCCGGACTCCACGTCGACGACCAGGACTACCTGCTGGAGGTCTACCACGAGGTGTGGTACGACCTCCGCCCGCGCGTCTGCGGCGGCACCTGCCCCTACTGTGGCGAGGAGCTGACCGTCGAGGTCGGCGGCAACGCCGAGAGCGGTCCGGTCACCGAGGCCTACTGCCGCAACCCGCGCTGTTCCGGCGGGGACCCCGACGGTCCGGATTGGGACGCCATTTCCGACGACGCGGACGAGCGTCCCAGCGACCTCATCCACGACGGGCACGGACTCCGCGCCCGTGGCGGGCTCGTCTACTTCGGACTCTGAGGAGGGCAGACGCGATGACTATCCAAGAGCTGGAACGTCTCATCAACGAGTGGCGGTCCGGAGGGGCCGACGACCACACGCCGGTCCTGCTGGCGCAGCAGCCGCACTACCCGCTGGTCAGCGCGTTCACCGACGACGTGGTGGTCGTCTACGAGGACGACGCGGACCGGGACGGGCTGGGGATGCCCTACGACGAGGGCGGCGTGTCTCACGTCATGCTCTGTGAGGGACCGCAGCGCTACGCCGAGCCGTACCCGACCGAAGCCGAGACGGCTGCGCTAGCGGAGGCGGGGTGGGGACGGTGACCCAGCGGCACGAGATTAGCGCACGGGAGGCGGCACGCCGCCTGTCCGTGGACGCGGCCACCATCATCCGCTGGCTGAAGGCAGGGAAGATGACCGGCTGGCAGACGCCGGGAGGACACTGGCGCATCCCCAGGACGGAGATAGAGCGCATCCGTAGCGCGGGCAAGGGACAGCCCGCAGACTGACCCGCCGACCGACGCACGCCATGAAGCGGGCCGGGCATCCGGCCCGTTTCGCTGCTAGGCTACGGGGCGCGAATGAGTATCCGGAGACGCGGGGACAAGTGGCTCGTCACCGTGGAGCTGGGCAGGGACGGCACCGGGAAGCGCCGCCGGCACTGCTCCACCTGCGCCTCCGGGCGCTGCTCCGTCTCCCGCCGGAGGACGCGGCGACTTAGCGTTCTCCGCTCCGCCGTCATACGCTCATGCACGATGGCGGACCTGACGCGTACCACACCCGGAAGCTGTCTCATCTGCGGCGCTCGGCTGGCGCCGGACAATACCTCCGGCGCGTGCGCCTCCCACCCACGCTACGACCCGCGCACCGACCCCGAGTTCGAGAGCTGGCTGCTGTGCGTCCTCCGCAGACGCCGCGGGCGGCTCGTACAGCCGCTTCTGGAGCTGCGCCGCGCGGGCAAGGTCTGTCCGTCCTCGCGGGAGGCGCGGGACGCCATACACGACCGCATCGAGACGCTACGACGAAACGGGCACCACATCCGCGGCCGCGTCGGGCAGTCCGGCGGGTACGTCTACGTCCGCGGGCCGAATGATGCCCGCGTTCCTAGGTCCGGTCACGAGCGACAATGAGGTGCCATGCCCGCAAAAGCTCACAGCGCTAAAAAGCGCGAGACCCCGGCCACCGTCCTGGAGTGGCGTCCTGTCGCGGAGGTCATCCCGTACACGAAGAACCCGCGACTCGCCCCGGAGGCGGCTATCGCCAAGGTCGCCGCCTCCATCCGGGAGTTCGGCTTCCGGCAGCCCATCGTCGTGGACGGCAAGGGAGTGGTCATCGCCGGCCATACCCGGCTCGCCGCCGCGAAGCAGCTCGGCCTGGAGCGCGTGCCCGTCCTGGTGGCCGCAGACCTCTCGCCGGAGCAAGTGAAGGCGTACCGCCTCGCGGACAACCGGACCGCGCAAGAGACGACGTGGGATTTGACCCTCCTGCCCATCGAGCTGGACGAGCTGGCGGAGTTCGACCTGGACCTGGCGCTGACCGGGTTCGAACCCGCGGAGCTGATGGCCTACCGCTCCGGCGCTCCCGGGGAGACCGACCCCTACGCGGAGTGGGACGGGATGCCGGACTACGAGCAGGACGACCTCCAGTCCGTTTTCCACGTCTCCGTCCACTTCAAGAGCGACACCGACGCGGAGGCGTTCTTCAAGCTCATCGGGCAGGAGAAGCGCAGCTATACGTGGTGGCCGGAGTCGGACGGGCACGTAGGCTCCAGCCTCAAGCGCGAGTGGATGAGTGAGGGCGGGGAGGCGACGTGAGCCGCGCACCGCGTCGAGCGGAGCCGGAAGACGACGCACCGCTGGCCGGAGACGCCTAAATGCCGCCGCTCCCTCGCTTCCCGCTCTACATCCCGTCCAAGAGCCGGGCGGATATCTGCCTGACGGCGCACGCGCTGGACCGTATGGGCGTGCCCTACCGCATCGTCGTCGAGGAGCAGCAGCGCGAGGCGTATGCGCGTGTCTTCCCGGACGAGAGGCTCCTTACCCTCGACCCGGAGTACCAGCGCGCATACGACACGTGCGACGACCTCGGCGACACCAAGAGCAAGGGACCGGGACCGGCGCGCAACTTCATCTGGGACCACTCCGTCGCGGAGGGCCACGCGTGGCATTGGGTGATGGACGACAACATTAGTTTCTTCTCGCGCCTCCACCGCAACCAGCGCATCCCCTGCGGGGACGGGACGCCGTTCCACGCGATGGAGACCTTCGTTCTCCGCTACGAGAACATCGCCATGGCCGGACCCAACTACTGGATGTTCTGCCCGTCCCGTATCAAGAGGCCGCCCTTCACCGTGGGGACGCGCATCTACTCCTGCAACCTCATCCGCAACGACGTGCCCTTCCGCTGGCGCGGGCGCTACAACGAGGACACGGACCTCTCGCTGCGGATGCTGAAGGCGGGCTGGCAGACGGTCCAGTTCAACGCGTTCCAGCAGTGGAAGGAGACGACGCAGAAGCTCCCGGGCGGCAACACCGAGGCGTTCTACGACCACGAGGGGACGCTCCCGAAGAGTCAGATGCTCGCCCGCATGCACCCGGACGTGGCCCGCGTCGTGTGGAAGTTCGGGCGCTGGCACCACTACGTCGACTACAGCGCGTTCAAGCGGATGCCGCTCATCAAGCGCAGCGACTACGTTCCTCCGGCCACCAACCCGTACCGCTTCCGCTTGGAAGAGACGACGGGCTGGCACAAGGGCAAGCCTGCGGAGGCGTCCCGTGGGGCGTAGGCCGGCAGCTATCGACCTGGAGGCGCTGGAGAAGCTGGCCGCCATGCTCTGCACGCACGAGGAGGCGGCGGGCTACTTCGATATCGCCCGGGAGACGTTCACGCGCAAGCTGCGGCAGAAGCGCTACCGGGACGTGTGGGAGCGCGGCCAGCAGAAGGGGCGCATCAGCATCCGGCGCAAGCAGTTCCAGAAGAACACCGACGCCATGCTCATCTGGCTGGGCAAGCAGTACCTCGGCCAGCGCGACCGTCCGGACGGGGACGAGAACAGCCGCTCGGCGGCGGAAGAGTACCTGCGGCGGCAGAAGGGCGACCCGCTGTGAGCATCGAAGCGCTGACGGACAAGCAGCGGGCGGCGTGGTGGGCGCTGGATAGGCACCGCATGGTCGTCTGCGAGGGCGCGGTGCGGAGCGGCAAGAGCGTCGGGGCCGACCACGCGTTCGTGGACTTCGCGATGCACGGTCCCCCGGGTAACCTGCTGCTGGCCGGCAAGACGCAGGACTCGGTGACGCGCAACATCATCTATCCGATGATGGACCTCTTCGGCGGAGCCGTCTGCCGCTACAACCGGGGCACGCGGGAGTTCTACATCGACAACCGCCGCGTCTACGTGGTCGGCGCGAACGACGAGCGGGCAGCCGAGAAGATACGCGGCATCACGCTCACCGGCGCATACGTCGACGAGGCGTCCACCATCCCGGAGTCCTTCTGGACGATGCTCCGCTCGCGGCTCTCAGCGGAGGGCGCGCGGATGCTCGCCACGACCAACCCGGACGCGCCGCTGCACTGGCTCAAGCGCGACTGGCTGGACCGGGCTGACGAGTTGGACCTGGCCCGCTTCTCCTTCCGCCTGGAGGACAACCCGTATCTCCCGGCCGACTACGTGGAGGGCATCCGGCGCGAGTTCGTAGGGCTGTGGTATCGGCGCTTCGTGCTCGGGGAGTGGGTCGCCGCCGAGGGTGCGGTCTACGACATGTTCGACCCGGACGTTCACGGCACCGACGAGCTGCCGCCCATCACGCGCTGGTGGCTGGCCGTGGACTACGGCACCGCCACGGTCACTCACGCGCTGCTGGCGGGGCTGGGGACGGACCAGCGCCTGTACGTGGCCCGGGAATGGCGCTGGGACGCTGGAGAGAAACGCAGGCAGCTCACCGACGCCGAGTACTC